AATAAAGAGGACAATATTTTAAAAGATGCGAATATCCGCAAGAATGAAAATAGACTTAGACAGTCTCAAAAAGAAGCCGAGTATAAAGAGGTAGAGCAGAGAATTAAATTAGAATATCCGAATGGTATTACAGAACCAAGGTTAAAGAAACATTTCTCCAAGATAGTTCCGATACAATGCAAGACTTGTCGTTTATATAAAATATTACCCTACGACTATATCTCAGATACTTGTAAGAAGGTGGATAGCGATAATTGTAAGCTATGTGTTAGTATCATATACAAATCAGCTAAAAAATGCAGAGAAGAGAAAAATACAAAATGTGAATGTGGTATTACTTACTACGCAAGCGAAGATAATACTTACAGACATCTTGCGAGCGACTCTCATTGTAAGAGAATGGCTCTAGCAATAAATGGAAGGTATTATAAAAGAACTGAACTCTTTGAGTTGGCCAAACAATACAAAATCCCATATTATAAAATTAAAAATAATGATGAATTAGTAGCTATTCTTAAAAATATTATATCTTAGAATTATATATGTCTGGGAACCATTTCAAAAACGGTTTTATTTTTAAAATTTCAAAATATGGTTGAAAAATATAAAATTAAACCGTTTTTGAAATGGTTCTCAGCCCCTCTTCTTATTTTTTCTAATAAATTGTAAAATACAAACCACAAATATATAATTGCGAGGGTGTAGCTTGATATATCTTTTGGAATATTCTAAAATAAAAAATGATTATTACAATATATAAGATTGTACTGTTATATATACCTATTATATGGCTGTAACAAATAGTGATACTGATAATGAATGTTCTGTATGCTTAGAATCATTTGATAATGATGAAAATAAAGCTGTAATTTTTAATTGCGATACTTGCACAACTAAACTATGTTCAGTATGCTATGATAAAATATCAATTCAACATTACAAACACGAAAATAACTCTGTAGTATATAAGACAAAATGCCCTTATTGCTGTAATATGACTGAAAAAAAAATTGAGGATTTTAATATAAATCAATTAAGGGTTCTATTGTTAGATAGTATAGCTCATCAAGCTGTATTTGCCGAGGTTGTTATGGATATAAAAGTCAATATCTATAAAAAACACACGAAGTTTTGCAATAATTTGAAACGGTTAATTATTCCAGCTACTAATCTACTCGGTCAAGAACCTTTGATATAGAGAGCTATATCTCAGATTATCTATATTATCTATAATTATTATAAATATAAGGATATTACCTTAGCAGTTCTTGATATACTAGAATATTCTTATTTTTTAATTTTATTCCTTTCAATTTTTATAAATATCTGGTTGCTATTAGATACACCACAATATCTATATAATAATACTGAAATATATAAAAATTGACAATGAACTAATACCTATTATCAAAGCCTGTATAGAAAACCGGATAAGCCTTAAATAACTCATTGATAACAGCACGAGCCTTGGTATGCCCTCGATTTATCTTATGGATATTATTGACACCGAAGCTTCGTTGGGCGAAAAGATATTAGGCGATAACAAAGCATATACTATAGTGTGCATTAGCAACACTTGTTCGGCATTTAACAAAATCACAAAGGAAGAGATAGCAAAGCGCCGTGAGGAATATTATTGCGAGCATATTCCTAAAAAAATTGAAGAAGCTATGAAAATGTTTACTTATTCGGATCTCGGGATTACAACTAAAAAATATATGAAACTTATCCCCATTAAATATCGCAACAATTATATGAACTATTCTAATATGGATAGAGAACATTATCTATCTATATATGAATCAACTATAGATGCTCTTAGAGAGAAAATAAATAATAGCATTTATTACGAGAATATTCTTAGGCAAATGATAAAACAATTCAAATATTATATTATACTTAGTAATAATAATAATTATAGATGGTACGGATTATATGGTAATCTTTATAAAAAAATGATGATAGAGCTCTATGTATTTATAATATCTATAATGAATTATGTATTCACTAAAAAAGATTTTGAAGGAGAAGAACATCTTATTACTATTCTAAACAAGATAGTTAATATAGAAATCATAGCATAAGCTACATTATGCAATATACATAAGAATATTCTTATTTTTAATTTTATTCCTTTCAATTTTTATAAATATCTGGTTGCTTTTAGATACACCATAATATCTATATTAATACTGAAATATATAAAAATTGACAACGCGCGTGCGAATACCTATTATCAAAGCCTGTAGATAAAACCGGATAAGACTTAAATAACTCATTAATAACAGCGCGAGCCTTGGTATGCCCTCGATTTATCTTATGGATATTATTGACACTGAAGCTTCGTTGGGCGAAAAGATATTTGGCGATAACAAAGCATATACTATAGTGTGCATTAGCAACACTTGTTCGGCATTTAACAAAATTACAAGGGACGAGATAGAAAAGCGTCGAGAGGAATATTATTGCGAGCATATTCCTAAAAAAATTGAAGAAGCTATGAAAATGTTTACTTATTCGGATCTCGGGATTACAACTAAAAAATATGAGAGACTTATTCCCTGTAAATATCAAAACAATTATATGAACTTTTCTAATATGGATAGAGAACATTATCTATCTATATACGAATCAACAATGGATGCTCTTGTAGAGAAAATAAATAATAGCATTTATTACGAGAATATTCTTCGACAAATGATAAAACAATTCAAATATTATATTATACTTAGTAATGATAATAATTATATATGGCACGGATTATATGGTAATCTTTATAAAAAAATGATGATAGAGCTCTATGTATTTATAATATCTATAATGAAATATGTATTGACGAAAAAAGATTTTGAAGGAGAAGAACATCTTATTGCAATGTTACAACATCTATTCACAGAAGAACTCATAGAAATCGTAGAGTAGCGAATAGCGGCGAATAGCGGCGAATACCGAGCGTAGCCGTGCACATCCCTCACAAGCCCAAGTATTTATTTAGATATTTTTCTAATTTCCTATTTAATCTGCTATTAAATCCTTCAAAATTTCTCGTATATTTATAATCCCCAAAATCCTCAAAGAAATCATGAATAAAAATTGATTTAATATATTCTAAGACTTGCTGATACTCATAGAATATGTCTAACATTATTGATGTCATAAATACTGAGGAGGCTATTGGGCGTAAGATGATGATTAACGGGGCCGATATCAAGCAGATGGCGATATTGAGTAGCGTATCTAAGCAATTTAATAGGATTGTTAAGAATGATATGGAGCAGCATCGTAATAAATATATCAAAAGGCAAATCCTCAAGAAGATTGATGTTGTTATAACAAACAAGATGTATTCTATGATAAAAAATCAAGGCAATAGAAGGAATATTTACAAAACCCTTGAAGAATACGACGATGATTTGCGCGAACTCGCGAAACAAATATATGTCAATATATACGATGATATTATCAGCGATCTTAATATGGTTTATCGCGAATATATATTTGATGGAAGTATTACAAATAGCTGCTATGAAGCATATCTCTTTGGAATAATGGAAAAAGAATATTCTAAGCTCATCGAATACCTTGAAAAAGATTTTGAGATACCTCAGATACCTCAGATACCTCAGATACCTCAGATATCCCGGATATTCATATAAAGATTGCAATATCAATAATACTAAAATACTAATATTACTATGCTTATTCCTACGATTTTTAATACTTTCCCGGAGTGTATTCCTAAAAAAGGCATATTGCACATTGGCGCCCATATGTGCGAAGAGAGAGCTCTGTATAATACTATAAATATAGGGGACAATGACACATTATGGATTGAAGCTATTGGCGAAATAGTCGGATATGTAAAAAAAATTAATGAAAATATTAATATAGTTCAGGCAGTTATAACTGACAATGACGATGAAGAATTGAGCTTTATGATAACTAACAATAAGGAATCATCTTCTATTTTTAATTTTGGAACACACGCCATAGAACATCCGCAAGTCTTTGAAATAGAAAGACGCCGATTAAAATCAATAACACTAAATACACTATTTGAGCGAAATAATATACCACGCGATAGATATGATTTTATTAACATAGATATCCAAGGAGCCGAATTAAAGGCTCTCAAAGGAGCTACGCACATTCTGCCGCATATCAAAGCGATATATGCAGAAGTTAATGAAAAGATGCTTTATGAAGGCGCAGGGCTCTTGCCCGAATTAGACGAATATCTCGCGACCTTTAATTTCAAAAGAGTTATCACAAATATGACGCGACACGGTTGGGGCGACGCCTTATACATCAAAAACTATGTCAGTCCGACCAGTCCCTCCAGTCCCTCCAGTCCTGTCATAAATATGAATGATATAGACACCATGAACTATATGAATTGTAATGATATTATTTAAGGGAAGCATAAAAATGTAATGTAATTAATTTTAGTATCCGGGGATGGTGTAATTTTGTAATATTCGTATTCGCTTTCTTTAACTGGTATAACATTTTCTAAAAATCTGCGATTATCGTAATAGCCTAATATTTCTGTTTGTCTTTCATATATTTTATTGATTTCTCTTAATATATCTAAGTATATTGGCGATTCTATTTTTTTGCTCTGTAATATCAATGGCGTTATTGTATCCGTTTGAGCGTTATAATTAATTATTAACCGTGGTATATAAATAATCACGACATTATCAAGAGGATATCGAGAATATAAATATTCGTCCATACAATAAGAAATATTATAGTAATTAATATAATTATAATAATTCATATAATAATCCTCATCATAATCAGAGCCTACATCAATATGTAGGCCTTCAACTAAACCGCTGACCTTCTGCAATTTATTATTAGCCTTTTCAATATCCTTTTCATATAAATCTGCTACAATTCCTAATATTTTATTCAATATATCATAATTGAGAATATCAAGATAATTCTTTGCAGTAGCCATCACTATAGTTATTCTTATTATTCTTATTATTCTTAGTATTTTTATTATTTTTATTATTTTTATTATTTTTATTCATATATAATTATTCGTATATTGCGAGGTATTGTAAAAATGACTTATGAAATAGCTATATTGTTTATAATTATGATATTTGAAATATTTAATACTATTTTGTTATTGTGTAGCCTCGCAATAAACATCAAGATATTGAATATTACCCATAATATACAGAACAAAAACAAGATACAAAACCCATCAGCATCATTAGCTGATATGGCTGCTGATATGATGAGCTGCGATAGCTGCGATAGCTGCGACGCTCGTGCTAACTGCGAAGATAGCCGCGAAGATAGCCGCGATAGCCGTAAGGAAAATGTCAATGTAAATTTATTAGGAAATGATCGGCAAGGAGAGTCGAGAGAATGGACGGAGATACAGATTAGCAAATAAATGGGAAGCTCATATTTTATATTGATATCGGTAAGGTCGTTTTTCCCGAGTGCCTTTTTCTATTATTCTTTTCGGTTGGTATTACTATATCCAATACCTTATATAATAATCGTATATCTCTAATAGGATGAGTGATAAATATATAGTTACTATAGATGCAAAGGGTAAGAAAAATAAAATTAAATATTTTTTAATCAATAAAGCAGATCGTAAATTACTTGATATAATAGATAACCATACGAAAACAAAGAAGCCCTATAAAATAATTACAGGCGGGACTAAGGGACAGACCGATAAACCTTCATTTAATCCATCTGCCCTCCCATTTAATCCATTCGGAGCTCCGGCTACAGCTCAGGCTACAGCTCCGGCTACAGCTAATTTAGCAGCGGCAGCAGCCACGCCTAAGAGTCCTAAGAGTCCCAAGAGTCCTAAGAGTCCTAAGAGTCCTAAGAGTCCCGTTGGTTTAAGCAGAGAATGTCTCAATATTCTTCGTCAGCAACACGCCGGAAAAACCGAATATATGTTATATAATGCTTATAGATATCATGATGATTATGCGACATTTAGAGATTTTAATGAAATCAATATAGCTATTCCTGATTTGAAGAATGCCACTAAAAATAGAAAGGGCAAGCCTATACAGCAGGCAGAAATAGAACACAATAGGAATGGAATGACTAATATAGGAGCAATTCTATATAATAGACACTCTTCAGGAAGTAATCCTCCAAAAATAGGTACTATAATTGCAGCGAATTCGGGGAGACCCGGAGGTGCTTGTGGAAATTTTAATGGTACTGCCGAAAATATTCATTCAAACCACAGAACACAAGAAGAAGATATTTTATCTAATTGGTTTACGACATATGTATATAATAAGGGTATAACAAATGAAAGAGAAAAAGAAAAGCTATATAACAAGCTCTTCGGTTGTACTATATATAACAAATGGGGGCTTGCTTATCCTTACGCAAAAAAGACAGATAAAGATAAATACTTTGCTACCGTTCAGGGAATAAATTATAGCGATGCTATACCGCGAGAATATGCAGACGCTTGGACGATAGATAATGTATATCTAAGTGATAAAAGATATCATTATAAGGGTTCGCAATATATACACGAGCATCAGTATAAAACTACGCTGGTTTTTGTAGCTGGACCTAATAATAATAATCCCGGGACGAAAGGACCTATCAATTCTGTATATAGAACCTATAATGAAGCTACCGATACCCGCTTTGATATATTTATAAGAAGCGTCGAAGCTGCGCTGTTTGCAGCATTAATCGCTATGGTTCGCCGTAAATGTAATGTAGCCCTTTTAGTATATGTGTCTGGTGGCGTATATCGCGGAAAACACGATAAAGAAGAATATAGAAATGCCTATGAGAATGCGTTGAATAATTTATTAATGAATGTTCAAATAAATGGCTTAGAATTGGGTAGCTATTTTGATGCCGTATATTTACTCTAAAGCACTGCGCGGGTATATCAATAATATCAAAGAATATTGTAAGAATGTAAAAAATTGATTAAATAATAAGGAATAGATAAAGACAACTAATGCTTGAAATTCCTGGTTTGTCTGGTTTGCCGGACTTAGATACACTTAGTGCTCTCGGTGCGCTAAGCAAGATCTATGATATTATAATTGCATTTATTATATTAGTCGCTTTCATATTAGCAGTTAGTATTAAAGATGTCCAGACGAATAAAAAGCTGAAAGACAAGGACAACGAAAGAGAAAACAATGTATTAAATATGTTATCAAGGTGCAACAATATCTTTTGGGGAAGTTTATCTTCAAATCCTTACGCTGTAGATTTATTGAAGAAGAGGTTTGAATATGAGAGATGTCTAAGCGATGCGGAATATAAAAGGCTACCTTTTAATCACAAAATAAATTGGGTTCAAATATCAAGAAATGAAAATGCTATTGAACTCATTAAAGATAGGATAGAATATGAGAAATCATTAGGCGATGAATATAAATATCAAACAATCCCTTATGCAGCAACACCCGATACATACAATAAAATAAATTGGGGTAATATGACAAGAAATCAGAACGCTATTGAATTGCTGAGAGAAAGAATTAAATATGAAAAGTCTCTATCAAAAGAAAAATATAGTAATTTGCGAAATAGGATAGATTGGATTGATAGTATGGGCGAAGCAAATAAAAACGCAATAATATTACTGAAAGATTTGCTTATAGAATAGCAATATTACATTTTATTATCGTATATTAGAGAATGCCCTTTAAAACTTTGACAAAAAACCTAATTATAGCTTCGTCGCATTCGTCGTCACAAAATAAAGCCTCCTCGTCCTCGTCTCCTAAGAAAGCGTCTTCTTCTTCTCCTCCTAAGAAAGCGTCCTCTTCTTCTCCTCCTAAGAAAGCGTCCTCTTCTTCTTCTCCTAAGAAAGCGTCCTCTTCTTCTCCTCCTAAGAAAGATGTTCCTCCTACACAAGAAGAAATAGATAGATATATAAATAATAAATTGCTGAATATAAAACGCGATAAAAATGCGATTATTATGGTAGGAGGGCCAGGTAGCGGGAAAACTTCGGGTGTTAAAATAGTATTAGATATGACTAAAAAAAATTTAGATGATTATGTAATTGTAAGCCCCGATGATGTTTTAGAAGATTTTTTCCATTCCGACAGAACAAAATATGCGGAGGCGATTAA